CGAAAGCCTACTCTTTGAATCTACAAGACTTATACTCTCTCCGAAAATCACTCGGTAAACATGTTTGTTCCCACTCTGATCACTGCCTTCAACGACATTGCTACGACGACGTACAATCGACTCAAATCCTACGTTCACCGTCACATCTTTGAACACAACTACGAATACCTCTGGTCCTCAGACGTTATTCAAGTATTTCATCGCAATGACAAATCCTACGAAGGATATCAAGAGTTCGTCGCTCGACACCTCCGAAAGAATCTCATTGGTAAGTATTCCAATTACATCATCAATGGCTTTCATCATCCCCTTGCCGACAATGAATCTATCATTGCCACACTCAAGAAAGGTGACCTCCCCGACCATCCTGTCCCTAAGGATGAGCATTATTTTGCAGCTCTAGCTCAAACCACTCTCAGGTTTGCGCCTCCCCAGCCGATCCGTCCCGTCCACTTCGCTGATCTTCGCCGTTATCAATGGAACTGGCATCCCAACGTTGAAGAACCCTACGCTTCCAACAAGAAGCTCAGACAAGCCGTAGCTGACGCTCACGCCGCTGGTCTCTTTCCCGATGGCCGTATGTCCTTTGGCACACTTAAAAATGTTGTCTTTGTTGATGTCCGCTCATTCCTTCATCGTATCAAGCGCGGTATGATCACTAACGCCTCCACTCTCTGGCCTTTGATCAATATCCACGTCAAACCTGCTCTTACTCCAATTGACGAAGTAAAGATCCGTGTTGTGTTTGGTGTTTCCAAACGTCACGTCCTCCCCTCCGCAATGTTCTTCTGGCCCTTATTTAAGTACTATTTGGACAATCGCGATGTATCACCTCTCCTCTGGGGTTGTGAAACTATCCTTGGTGGTGGCATGATTCTATATCAAGAAGCACTCATCCCACGACTCTACTTTCGTACCTTTGTCCTTGTAGACTGGTCATCCTTCGATCTTCGATCGTTGTTCTCTATTATTCGTGAAGACATCTTCCCTGCATGGAGATCTTATTTCGATTTCGATCATGGCTACATTCCTACCAACAAGTACAAAGCATCACAAGCAGATCCTCGCCACCTCGAGAATCTCTGGAACTGGGTTTGCGAAGCTTGTTTCCACATGCCTCACCGTCTTCCCGATGGTAACGTCTATCGACGTCTATTCCGCGGAATTCCTTCAGGCTTATTCACAACTCAATTTCTCGATTCATTCTACAATATGTTAATGATTCTCACCATTCTGTCCGCTATGGGATTTGACATCTCAACAGTGCGCATCCGTGTCCAAGGAGACGACTCAGTCATTCGACTCATCTTCTTCATTCCGCCCGACATGCATGCTACTTTCAAAGCAAAGTTTCAGGAACTGGCCGAGCACTACTTCGATAGTATTGCACGTCCTGAGAAAACCAACGTCACAAACGACGCAAATGAGTTAGAAGCACTTGGCTACTCCTACCCCAACGGGTACCCCACCCGTGACTGGCAGAAGCTACTTGCTCAGTTATACCATCCACGATCTACGAATCCATCATTCAGTCTACTCAAGGCTCGATGCTGTGGCATTCAGTACGCCTCAATGTACAGATCTCACGAAGTCACAAACGTATGTAAAGACATTTACAACGAACTTGACCGACAAGGTATTGCTGCTACTGACTTACACGCTCAACGCGATGTTGTCCTGCACTCACATACTGACTTCAAAGTCCCCACCGATCACTTCCCGACCATGTCCGAAGTTACGCGATGGCTCCGTGTGCCCTACCAACGCACCGAAGCTGATTCACAAGCGTACTTCCCAACGAAGCCGAATCCAGCGAACGACCCTTCCGCTGATTTCTACTTCCTGGCAGATCACTAAGTAATCCGTTTTATTTATTTAAT